GTTATGATGACGAAACAGAGATTTTAACAAAGGATGGTTGGGTTCGTTTTCATAGTTTAACGGAAGACGTAGACGTGCTGACGCTGAACCCAGCGTCTCTAACGGCTGAATGGCAGCGACCATACAAGTATGTTCATCAGGAATATGAAGGGCCAATGCACCGCATTTCAAGCGGTCGGCTTGATCTGCTGATAACGCCGGATCATAAGTTTCTTGTCGAAAGTCGCAAAGGTAAGCGCTCGATCAAGCGTGTTGAGGATCTAAAGCCGCATCAGGATCGCATTCCGGCTCGATGCGATTGGGTGGGCGTTGATGATGCAGAAATGACCGAAGATATGTGCGCTATTGCTGGATTTTACCTCGCAGAGGGCTGCGCATACGGGGTGAATGGTGGCGATAGATCAGATCGCGGGTGGCCTGTCTTTTTCTCCCAAACAGAGGGTGTAAAAGGTGGCATCAAAGGTGACGTTAGAGAACAGTTTAAGAAGGTACTTGATAGCGCCGGCTACGCCTATCGTGAGTCGAAGATCGGTCTAAACGTCCAAAACAAGCAACTCTACGAGCGCCTGTTTCCTCTCGGCAATAAATACACAAAAAGAATCCCGCGCGCTTGGCTTGATCTGCCCGTGAACAAGCTCCGAAAAATGTTGCATTGGCTAATTCAAGGAGACGGAAGTGTCAGAAAAAACGATATCCGATACTACTCGGTCAGTCGTGGGCTTGCTGACGATGTGCAGGAGTTAGCTATCAAAGCTGGGTTTAGTGCCAGCATCGTTGAGAAAAAGCAGGGTGAGGCGTTCATTAAAGGTCGAAAAATCACCGCGACGGTGCCGCTGTGGGAAGTTCGTATTTATCGCAATGAATTTAACTACCTGCGAGACACAGCCGGTAGCTACATTTCGGATGAACACTACAAGGGTAAAGTTCATTGCGTTGGCGTCAAAAATCACGTCATCATGGTGCGTCGAAACGGTAAGATTTGTTGGTCGGGAAACACCCTTCGCGGCGTCGGCTTGCATCTGCTGATTATCGACGAGGCGCAGGACATTCGCGAAGTCACTTGGTTCAAGGTGCTACGCCCTACTCTCGCCTCGACCTCGGGCGACGCTCTCATCATCGGTTGTGTTAAAAACGACACATTCGTATTGCCCGCTGACGGCATGACAGAGATTGAAAATTTCTCGAAGGGTTCACCAATCAAGACGCTCGACCCGATAAACAAGGAGTTCTTTGGTCTAGATTGCAAGATGCACAAAGCCGATGGCTTCTGGAATAATGGCGTTGTCGAAACTCGCAAGTTGAAAACCCAGAATGGCTTCGAGCTAGAATCTAGTTTGCCGCACCCCGTTCGCGTGATGGGCGACGACGGCATTCCAGTTTGGAAGCGCACTGATGAGTTGCAGCTCGGCGATCGTATGGCGATCGCGAGAGATATGGAGATTTGGGGTAACAAAGATCCGGGCGCTAACTTCGACGATCACATGAAGTCGCGGCGAGACCTATCGAAGAGATTCAAAAAACTGCCAGATATGAAAATGGACGATGATCTGGCGTATTTTCTGGGTCTTTGGGTGGCGGAAGGTTCGTTCGAGAAAAAGATAGGTCGCTTGACGATAACCTGCGGCGATTCGAGCGTCGGTGAGTTTCTAAAATCAGGGCGCGTAAAGGGACTGGCGTTTAAGCAGCGCACAAAGCGAAATGACCAATGGTACATCAATTCAGGCGAGTTGCTTGAGTATATGAGTTTCATCGGGATGCCTCTCTGTAAGGCGCCCCTTAAAACCATTCCGCAATGGGTGATGGGCGGCGAGCGGTCATGGGCAATGAATTTTATCGCCGGCATGTTTGATGGCGATGGTCACTGTTCGACGAAAAGCAGAGCAGTTGGTTATAGCAGCGCGTCCGAAAAACTCGCGAAGGGTCTGCAACTGCTTTTGACCAATTTTGGCGTGATGTCGCGTCGCTCGTCGGTTTGGACAGAGCCAACAGAAAAGGTCTCGGTTAGAAGTCTTCAGCATCGTATTCGAATTACTGGCACGAACGTCGATACCTACCGGGCCAATGTGAAGATGAGAATAGCGCGAAAACAGGCCGCGCTCGATGCTATGACAGTTTGTAATTGGTCGCGTCGAGATGGCGTACCGAAGCAGACAGAATTACTTAGAGCCGTGCGAAAGTCGATGTGTCGGCGTTATAAAGATACTAAGTTGGCGCCTGGTGTGTTCGCAGCGGTTATGGAGAAAGGTGCTGATCTTAGCTATCGAACATTGAAGATGTTTCTCGACAGTCATCCCGATGAAGGTCTGGCGGAATACGCGACGCTTAAGAAGAACTTGAACGATCACTATTATTGGGACGAACTGGTTGAGGTCAAACAAAGTGAAGCTTTGACCTACGACTTCACCATTCCTGACACCCATTCGTTCTGGTCAAATGGCTTCATCAGTCACAACACACCGAAGCAATTCAACTGGTTCTACAATCTCTACATGCTGGGCCAGCGTGGCGACACCTATCTCAGCCCGAAGGGTGCTCGGCGCAGCAACGGTTGGAAGAGCTGGCAGTTCCCGACGATCACCTCGCCGTTCATTCCCGCTTCCGAAATCGAGGCGGCTCGCGCCGATATGGACGAGAAGTCGTTCAATCAGGAATTCAACGCCAGCTTCGAAACGATGTCGGGCCGCGTCTACTATTCCTTTGATCGCAAGATTCACGTCGGCGAATACAAGTTCAACCCTCGTCTGCCGATCTGGATTGGTCAGGACTTCAACATCGACCCGATGTCGTCTGTCATCATGCAGCCGCAGCCAAACGGCGAGGTCTGGATCGTCGATGAGTGCATTTTGCACGGCTCCAACTCTCAGGAGACCGCGGACGAGATTTCACGCCGTTACTTCAAGTGGACCGGCGCCGTGACGTTTTATCCGGATCCAGGCGGCGCATCACGCTCCACCAAGGGTCGTGGCGAGAGCGATCTCGACATTCTGCGTGACGCGGGCTTCAACCGACTGAAGTATCGTCGAAAGCATCCAAAGGTTGCTGATCGCGTCAATTCCGTGAACCGCATGTGGAAATCAGCAAACGGCACGATCCGAATGCGAGTCAACAGCTCCTGCAAGGTTACGATCGGCTCGATGGAGCAGACCATCTACAAGCCAGGAACACGCGAGGTTGATAAGACGCTGGGGCTGGAACACGCCGGCGACGCGCTCGGCTACTGCATCGATCTGGAGTACCCGGTGCGCGACATCAAGATCATGGGCATTTCACTTTAGGCTTGCCAAACAGTCAATTCTGACTTACGCTCTTAGCCGAACGCCAAGAAACCGCGCGTTCAGGAAGAAAAGACTATGGCGCTTGGCACAGACGGCTATCCCTCTTCGACAAGCTCGACGCCAGCGTTTCAGTCCGATGTGAATCTGGCTAGTGGCCTGATCAACGCAGGCTCCGCCGCGCCAGCGGCAAACGACAACGAACGTCAGAAGGCGCTGCTCGCCTTCCTAAAGCGTCGTCACCCCCAATACAACGAGATGCTGCCGAGTTGGATCTTCGCTGAAGAGACCTACAATGGCGGTCGCGAATGGTTCCGCGCGGGCAATATCTTCCGATACGTCAAGGAAGGCGACAAGGAGTTTAAAGATCGCGTCGATCGCTGCTATCGCTTTAACCACACGCGCGAGGTCGTCGATCTCGTCCACAAGACGATGGTCCTTAAGTGGAGGGCCCAGGGTCATGGCGAGACAGAAGTCGAAGCGTTGTGGAACGAGTACGTGCCGCAGCACCTCTTGCCGCGCCTGCACGGCTACGAACTGATGATGGCACCCTACGCCATCGCGCATCTAAAGTTTGGTCTCAAGCTCTATGAGACGGGCTACCGCTTTGGTACCGGCGAGCGAGCACGAATCTACCTGACTAACTCCTTGGAACCGGCGCAGGATTTCTCGGGGCAGTTCGAGTTTGCATTACCGGCTCTTGCACATGAAGCGCAGGCCGTTAACTCAGTCAAGGCTACTCAGCGGTTCACGGTCGTAATTGGAAACCCGCCTTATGCCCAAATGTCTCAGAACTTAGGAGCGAGAGAACGCGAGCTAGTTGCACCGTACCGGAAAGTCGGCGAATCGCGCATCGTCGAGCGCGGCGCCATAGCCTTGGAACGCAACCTTCAGGATGACTATGTCAAGTTCATCCGCCTCGCCGAAATCTCGATCGCTGATGCGGGTATTGGCATCGTTGGACTGATCACAAACCATGTCTTCCTGTCGAACATCACGCTAAGAGGCATGCGCCATCACCTTCTATCCACATTCAATTCTCTCAGGTTTCTGGATCTTCACGGCAATTCCCAAATTCGAGAAGTAGCACCTACGGAAATTGCTGACGAGAACGTCTTTGATATTCAACAAGGAGTGGCCATTTCGTTGCTATCACGTCTGAATAAAGTTGGCGATACGTCGACCAAGTATGACGAACTTTGGGGCTCGCGTGAGAGCAAGTACGAGACACTTCTGGATCCGCATCGACCTGACGATCGGCGACAAAGCCTTCCGGGCTCTCCGTACTACCTTTTCGTTCCCCAAGACGAAGAGATTGGAGCGGAGTATGGCAAGTTTGAGCCGCTCACAAACGTGTTCGAATTGTACGGTTCGGCCATCACTACTGCGAGGGACGCCGTAGTTGTTGGTTTTGATGATGTCGTAATCGGCAACCGAGTGAGAATTTTTCAGGATCAATTGATCTCGGATGAAGAAATACTCTCTGAAATGGGGATCGCCGAAAGCGCAATATGGAAGATACGACGCGCCCGTCGACAGCTAATGAATATATTGCCCGAAGAGCACATTATCAATGTGGCATACCGGCCGTTCGATACGAGGAAGCTCTTCTACCACGACTCTCTCGTAAGTTCGCCGAGGCATCCAACGATGACGCATTTAGGTTTACCCGAGAGCCTGGCATTAGCAGTTTGTAGGCAACAAGGGGTTCCGGGGTTTCATCACGTATTCGTATCGAGACTGAGATTTGACGAAGGCCTCGTGTCCAATAGAAGCAGAGAGAAAACGGTGTGCTTTCCGCTTCACCTATTCGGAGGGGACAGCAGTTTCATAACCCCCAATGAAGTAGGGGGCAATATTCGCGGCACATTCTTAAGCCTTCTTGCCGCGAGACTAGATGATGATTTGCCGTGTGTGACAGCGACCGAAATCTTTCAATATATATATGCTGTATTCCACAGCCCGCTGTATCGAAGACGATACCAGTCGTTCTTACAGCGCGATTTTCCGCGCGTTCCGTTGCCAGCGAATGCAGAGCTATTCCTCGCGCTGAGTCGAATCGGCGGCAATCTGATCGCGCTGCACTTGATGGAAACTCCGCTTGATCAATTCAACATCACGTACGTGGGGCCAGAG